TTGGTCCGTGAGGGTGTTGACCACAGTGTCGGGGAACAGGTTCCCGGCGGGCGCGGTGAGCTTAGCTATCGACATATCCGCGACCTTGGCGTCCGTCACGGCGAGGTTGGCCAACTCAGGGGTGCCGACCGACAAGTCGATGATCTGGGCGCTGCCCACCGAGTTGGCGCCAAGCACCTCTTGCCCGGCCTTCACCTCTGTCCAGGTGGCTGGGCTGAGCGAGGTCAGGACGAATCGCCGCTGCCACGCGCTGCCGGAGTAGACGTCCCAGACAGCGTTGAGCGGCTTTCCCGTCGCGTCCGAAGGAGTCGGGTTGGCCGCCGCCACGGTGGTCTTTCCCGCCGCCAAGTCGGCTGCATCCTGAGCCAAGTCCGCTGCGCCTTGCGCCAAGTCGGCTGCATCCTGAGCCGCGTCCGCTGTCTCCTGAGCGGCCACCGTGGGGGCGTCCGTGTAGTAGAGGGGGTGCCCGAGGTCGCCACCCTCAAAGGCGACGATGACCTGAGAGCCGATCTCCGGGACTGCCTTACTGCCCGCCGGAATCGGCAGCGCCCAACCTGAGACAGAGCTGCCCATCAGCTGCGGGAGTTGAACCTGGATGCGCGCCAATCCCTCGGGGTCAACGTTGTTGACGACGAGCGCTCGGTACGTGCTGTTGAAGTCCATGCTGCTCCAACAGTAGGGACGGAAATCCTCAGCGTCCGGACAAACGTGACACACAGCGTCGTCAGTACGAGTGCTAGTGTGTGAGGTACAACTAGCCGCCTACCCCACACCCCTTTCGGAGGCACCGACATGGTTGACCCTGACGAGCTACCCCCCTACCACCTCGCCGCCGACTTCGAGTCCGGGCGCGTCGTCTACCGCTGGCAGTGCCGCCGCTGCGTCTCCGGGCGCGGACACGCACCCCGCGCAGAGCTGGCCATCCAGGCCGCGGAGGTCCATGCGACCGCCCACCTCGATGACGACCCGCCTCCCAGCGACGTCTGGCGGGCCGTCCTCACCGTGTTGGTCGTCCTGGTCGCCGCGGTGGCACTCCTGGCCGTCAACATCGCTCTCAACCCAGGTTGGGGGGTCTGATGCGTCTTCCCACCAGGCTCGCGTCTGTCATCCGCGACGTCGTCACCTACGACGGGAAGAAGTGGGCCGTCGGGATCTTGGGATGCGCCCTCGGGCGCGGTGACCTTGTCTGGTACCTCATCAGCGGGGACCCGCACCCGTCGACCAACGAGGTGCCCGCCAGCGACATCGTCTACTGGCTGCCCGACACCCATGACGCGGAGCTGGCCAGGGAACTCGCGGCCATCTCACTCTCACTGGAGGCATCCCTATGAGCCTATTATTCACCGACGAGATGGTGGAGAAGGCCGCTGAAGCCACATGGAACACCGTCGTCGGCCCCACTGACTGGGCCGAGACGGACGGCGCCAACCGCGCCCTGGAACTCCAGGGAGCCCGCGAGGCCCTCAACGCCGTCGCCCCGCTGATCGCCGCCAAGGCGCTGAAGGACGCGGTGGAGGAGATGCGGCGCGCACGACGGGGGTCATGGAACCTCCCTGACCCCGAAGATCCGGAGACGTTCTACAGCGTCGATGTGTGGCTGGAGCGCCGCGCCGACCAGATCGAAGGCCAGCCGTGACGGACCACAGATTCATACCTGAGCGCACCAACGGTGGGGCCTACTTCTCCGACTGCTCGTGCGGCTGGGCTGGCGGGGTCTACCCGGATCGAAGCGCCGCCAAGCACGCACACGCCGCCCACGTCATGGGGCGCCCGATACCCGAGCCCCTGAAGCCACAGCTCTTGATCGCAGAGCGCGAGTCGTGAGGCGCTTCCTGACGTGGCTCCGCCGCACCAAGTGCGACCACCAGTGGGTCTACAGCGGCCCCCACGGCACCGGCTGGATCATCGCCCGCTGCTCCCTCTGTGGAGAGATGGATCTCGCATGATCCGCCCCGCGTTGGTCATGTTCGTCTGCCTCGCCACAGCCGCCGGGATCTGGGCGCTCATGCTCGGGCCCGTCGTGACCAACAACCCCGCAACCGACTACCCCGAAGGGTCACTCTCATGAGCGTGGAACTCACCCCAGAGCGTCTCGACGTAGTACGCGCGCGTCAAGATGGCGGCGGTCGTCATGCCTGACGGCGAGGTGCTGGCACTGCTGGCCGCGGCGAAGGAGCGCGACAAGCTCTCCGAGGCGCTCAGGCGCGTACAGGAGCTGGCGGACGGATGGCACTCACGTGGCGAGCACCTGATGGCCTACAGCAAGACGCCGGGGATCCCCGAGGAGATCGCGGACTCGCTCCTGTGCGCCGGGGCTGAGTTCGTCGAGAGTGCGCGCAAGGTTCGCGCCGCCATCAACGGGACCCGCTGATGAGTGAAGCAGCGGTCGCCCGGGTGAGGACCCTGCATTTCCAGCGTCCCTGGCAGGCCTGGGGAGACTTCACGCACTTCGGGCAGACCGAGTTCCCAGATCTCTGTGACCACTGCCGCCGGGCCTACCCCTGCGAGACGATCCAGGCGCTGGAAGCTGAGGGGAGCAAAGGTTGAGTGAGCAGGAAATCGCGGCGCTCACCGCCCAACGCGATGAGCTTGCCAGCATCCTCCGGGACATCCGCTGGTCTGCGGAGGCCTCCCCCTGGTGTGCGGAGAGTTCCCGCTGCGGGTGGGCCACCGCTCTGTCCTGGGTGCGCCGACATCTCGAAAGGTGGCCGTCATGGCTGACGTATTGACCGATGAACGCCCCAGTTGGTGCGCGTACTTCAGTGGTATGGCGGAGGCCACCGCGGTGCGCGCAGATTGCGTCAGGCGGAAGGTGGGCGCGGTGTTTACCTACAAGAACCGCATCGTGGCCACCGGGTACAACGGCACCAAGCTGCCAGGGATCCCTGGTTGTCTGACCGGCGCCTGTCCCCGGGGCCAGCTCAGCTACGACGAACAGCCCGCCTTCACGGGCTATGGGAACTGCATCGCCAACCACGCTGAGACGAACGGTGTCGAGTGGCTTATGGAACACACGAACCTCCCGCTCCACCAGGTAGTCGTCCACATCACGTGTCAGCCCTGCCCGGATTGCCGCGAGAAGCTTGACCTCCACAAGATCGCCATCTGTTACCCAGGGATGCCGGGCGCCTGTCCGACATGAGATTGGAGCACAAAAAGAGCCCCCGCCAAACCGGTGGGGGCTCTTCTCGTTGTGTCGCCTAGAGGCGGACGCCGTTGCGCTTGAGGGCTGCGCGGGTGACCGAGCCGACGATCCCGTCGACCTTCAGGCGGGCTCTGCGCTGGAACTCCTTGACCACTGCCTCGGTCGCGGGTCCGAACTTCGTGTTCGGGCCCCCACTCCAGCGGATCCGCTTGGCGTATGACGGGAACACACGCAGCAGCTCAGACTGGAGCTTCTTGACGTCGTTGCCCGACACCCCACGCTTCAGGTCCCTGAGCGGAGAAACCACCGGCTTCGGGGCGGCAGGCTTGACCACCGGCTTGGGGGTCACCGGCTTGGGGGCGTTGGCGACAAGTGCCTGGGCCCAGGTGCGGATGACCGCCGGGAGCTTCCCGCGGAACGGGCCGTTGTTGGCCAGACCGTTGCGGCCTCGCCGGAACGACTCCTCCTGCGCGACAGCGGACAGCGCGCGGTGCGTGCAGCCGATCACGACGAGGTGGCCGTGGGGAGCCCACTTCGAGACCGGCGCGTCGGCGGTCACACGGTAGAACGGGACCCAGCCCCACTTCAGCCACACGGCCCGCTTCTCATCCGTGTCGACCAGCCGGGCGGGGACATCCCACACTCCACCACCGCCGTGCGTGCTCTTCGACGCGGAGACGGTGCTGTTGTACGCCTGTTGGGTGATTAGACCCGCCAGGTCCTGGATGATGACCCCCAAGGCGCGTAGCTCAGCCTCGATCTTGGGCAGAGTGTCACGCTGGCAGGTGCATCCGCGGCGCGAGTGAATAAGGACCTGTCCGGTGGAGACGAGAGACAAGAAGGCAGCAGGACCGGCGAGTGAGACACCGTCGACCGGCACGGCGGGATCCGTGTACACCGGCTGACGACGCGACCCGAGCCACGGGATCGACGGCCATCGCTGCTCCAGCTTCCGGGCGAGGAAGTAGTAGCAGGAGCCGAGGATCAGCGGGACGCTCGTCTCCAGCCAGGCGGCGAGATCGGCGGGAAGGCCGAGGCTGACACCCAGCCAGCCGCCCACGAGGAGGCCTACTCCGGTCAGGCCCGCGATGACCCAGCCGACGACCATGGGGGTGATCGTCCGGATGAGGGACGCGACGAAGGCGGGCACGACGATCTCCGGGTTGACCGGATCCACGGGCTCGGGGGTGGTGTCGACGAACGAGGCCATCCCCAGCGCGTTGTCCGCGCCCGGCTTCGGCATCGCCTCGTCGTCGGGCAGGAGTGACAGCAGTTCCTCGTCCGACAAACCGGACAGGTCCCCCGTGTACGGGGTGAGTTCAGGCATAAGGGTTTCCTTCTTCGGGGTGGGTTACTTTCATCGGGTGACGTCGCGCTCGCAGAAGACGCGCCCACCGACAGGTGTGCGGACGTCTTCGGGGTCCGTGAGGGACGTCAGCTGGAGATCCCAGACAGACTGGAGGGGCATGTTCGAGGTCACCTTCGGGCTCATGCGGAAGCCCAGGATCGTCGGGGCCAGCTGCGTGATCTCAAGCGGGAAGAGCGTGGTCTGAGAGTTCTCGTATTGCTTGATCTGCGCCATGTACGAGAATCCCGTGACGTCGAATCCGAGGTCGATCTGGAACTCCAGAAGGTCACCGCGGATGAGGGAGATGTCGTAGGTCGTCTTAGTACTCGCCATCGGATCCGCGCCGTAGGTGTTGGTCGGCAGCCACGCCCGCTGCGGCGAGGAGTTGTTATCGATCTCACGCTCAATCCAGACCGGCACCAGTCGCCCGGTCGAGTGAGACACCCTCCGGAGTTTGAAGACCTCGATACGGTCGATGCCGATGTTGAGGGCGGCTGAGTACTCGCGGTACTGCTGCTGGCGGGAGGCCAGCATGTCCATGAGCTGCCGGTGTCGCTGCGACCGCGGGATGGAAACGCCGTCAGGGGCGTGGATGTCGATGTCGAAGCTGGCGTCCGTCAGGAGGGCCCAGAGGGCCTTGGTGGTGGCCAGAACCGCCAGTGGGTACTCCTCCACCAGCGGCATGTTCTGCAAGGTGATCTGGCGACCGAAGTCGTCAGTGCGACGGTGGAATTGCTCGGCCATCGCGGTCTCAACGAAAGCGGTGATGTCACTGCCTCCGAAGTACCGGTACTTCACCCCGCGGAATCGAACCACGGCGCCATCAGCCGGAGGCGTGTCGAAGGTGACCACTCCGGTCCTCTCCTCCACCTCCGCCTCGATAACCGCGACACCGCCGACTTCGATCTGGAGGGCCATCCCGTCGAGCGGGTAATGCCCGGTCTCAAAGCGCACGGCAACACCGTTCCCCGTCACCACAATGTCGAAAGTGGTGGGGGTGTCTCCGAGTTCAATACGAACTCGGTCAGCGATGCTTTGGACAGTGGGCGGCACATTACCTCCGGGGGCTCACACACCATGTTCCAGGAAGATTCTGGCGGTGTCCGGACTAAGTCCTGGGGACGGCGAAACCCCCGCCTCTAGGGGGTAGCGAAGCCCGAGGCGGGGGTTTCAGTGAGACTGGATCAGTGCCAGACGATGCCCTTTTCCTCAAGCCAGTCCGCGATGTGCTTCGCGACCTTGTACTTCGGGCCGACGTCCATCTTGTAGGAGACGCCGCCGTAGGTCATGTCGATGTTCTCGTTGACCCGGATGGTGACTTCCTTCTCAGCGACCTGGACCTCGATCTCCTCGATCTCCTCGACCGCGATGGCGACGGGAGCCGACGGGTTCGAGAGGTCGATGATCTCGTTCGAGATCGCCTCCTTCGCCGCCGCGGTCACCATGCTGAGTTCCTGGGCGCGCGATTCGATCTCGGCGTCGCGCTTGTCGTTGGCCGCTTCGATCTGACGACCGGTCAGGTCCGACGCACGGCTTCTGGGAGTTCCTGCCACGATTCATTCTCCTAAGTTGGTGAGTAGCTCAGGATCTAGCTTGTCTCAGTCGACGGGTGTGTGTCCGCATAAACCCCGCGGTCACTACTAGTGACCACTGCCCGGAATTGACCGTCTGTGATGGTACGACTTGTGGGGGAACGGGAAGAGCCGGGCCCCGAAGGACCCGGCTCGACTTGAACGTCGTTCAAACGTCCCTGACTAGGCGCTCAGTTGGTCTCTGTGATCACGATCGCATTGTCGGTGATCTTGCCCATGCCCCAGATGGAGTACCACGAGAGGGCGTGCTCACGACCGAAGTCGAGGATGCCGCCGTCGCGGAGTTCCACGGGCAGGGAGATCGCGTGGCCGAACGCGTTGTCACCGATGGTGATCGCCTGGTACACGTCTCCGGCGGGCAGGGCGCCTGCGCCGTCGGGGTCGCCACCGGCCGCGACCAGCTTCTTGACCTGCGTGGTCTCGATGAACACGGTGTCGTAGAGACGACCGATCTCACCGAGCATGAAGTTGCCGGGGGCCGCGTACTTCGTGACCTCGATGAACTCCGGGTGGTCGCGCAGGGTGCGGGACTGGTGCGGGTGGACGAACGAGACGTAGGTCTCGCCCAGGCGCGGGACGTTCTTCGTCGCCAGGGTCTCGACGGTGTCCTTGATCGCGTGGGGGGACAGGTAGTGCCCACCGGTCAGCGCGGCGCGGTTCGCGGCCTTGGTACCGGCGGCGTAGGCGCCGTACTTGGCGGTCGAGTCGGTCGCGGGCAGGTAGCCGAAGTTCACCGAGGTGCCCAGGAGCAGCGTGTCGCGGGCCTGGCCGTCCAGGTAGAGGGCCATGTTGCGGCCCAGGAGGCGCGAGGCCGAAGCCATGACGTCGTCGAAGGACGCGTTGAGCAGCAGCTCGGAGACGGCGATGGCCTTGCCGTGCTCAGCGACGGTGATGTCGAACTGAGACGAGGTCAGGGCCGCGGTCTCCATGCGGACACCCTCGGTGAGGGGCCCGGCGGGCACCTCCAGGTTGTCGTACCGCATGAACTTGATCGTGAGACCGGGGGCAACGCCCAGTTCGGTCTTCTTGACGGCGAACTGCTCGAAGCGCAGGATCGGCATCGCCTGGAACAGGATCTCCTTGGACCAGATGGTCTGGATGGCCTGCGTCAGCTGAGAGTTGGTGCCCGAGTAGGCGGTGGGCGAAGCGGCAAGACCGCCGGTTCCGGTGATACCAGAAGCCATGGTTGTGTTCTCCTAGGAACGAGTACGTGGGTGGGGGTTTGGTGCTTTCCGGATTTACCCGAACATGCCCCGGTTGCTGGGGTTGGTCCCCAACAGGCGAGAGCGGTTCTTGGCGTACTCGTTGATCGACATTGCCCGAATCGAATCGGGCGTGAACTGCTGGTGGTCCGTCTGTGTGTCCATGGGTCCGATGGAGGGGGCGGTGACCCGCGATCCCACCATGTCTCGGCGGGCCGACTGCATCGCAGTCTGCGCTGACTCAAGGATCCGCGCCGAGCGCTCCTTGAGAGAGTTGATGGAGGTGGCGATCTCCTCCTGGGAATTGCCCTTCACCAGGTCCAGCAGTTCCGGCAGGATGTCATCCTGGGCTGCGACGATCTGGTTGTGGCGGAACTCCTCCAAGGCCTGGTACTCGCGCTCTCGGTCCAGCAGGGCGAAGGCGCTCTCACGCTCGGCCCGCTCGGCATCGATTCGCGCCTGCCACTCCTGATCCTTCTGCGAGAGAAGGGTTCGGAGGTCGGTCTCGGATTCGGTCTTCAGTCGAACGCTCTCCTCGGCTGCGCGAATAGCGGCCTGCTCAGCGGCTTCCCGCTCCTCGCGCTCCTTCTCCAGACGAGAGACCATCTCCTTGAGCGTCTCCAACTGGGGGTACAGCTTGTCCTTCTCCTGCTGACGGACCCTGGCGAGGTCCTCCTCGGTGTACTTCCCGGCGATCTTGCCGGTGTCGGCCGTGGTCGTGGTCGACGTGGTGAACTTCGGCGTCGGGGCGTCGGTTCCCACCAGGATCCCTGCGCTCGTGTCTGAGATGATCGTGCCCGGGGTGATCCCGGCTGCGGTGACCTCGGAGTTGAATGCGCTCTGATCGAGTTGCGACATGTTTTACCTTCGTGTAGATAGGTCGTTGTCCGAAGTGCCGTTCCGAAGAACCGCGTAGCCCAAATGTGACCAACAGAAATGTTGACGAGTCCAGATTGCTATTGAGAGGGGCACTTTGTCCCAGTAAAAGTCACTGAGACTTGTGCCAATCTCTTACTCGTCCTTCTGAGGGAGCGCGAAACTCGACTGAGCGGCCTTGGTGCCGTAGGCGCGGGTGACCAGCTCTGCTTGAAGCTGCATGATGGCCTGCATTCCCTCGGGCGGGATTACCGGACCAGCCGGGGCCATTCCCTCTTCGCCACCAGCGCCGCCGCCCATTTCTCCGCCCATCGGATCCATGCCGGTCATGAACATGGTGGCAAGCTGAATCTGAGACTTGATGAGTTCGAGAGCGCCGTCGGCCTTGGCCTCTTCGACCAGCTCCTCGCGGATCTCGGTCATCTTCTCGTCGGGGAACTCTTCGCCCAGTGCGCGGAGTGCGCCTTCCTTCGACTCAAGGCCCATGGCCATCTTGGCCTGGATCTCGTTGAGGACGACCAGCTTGTCGAACGGCAGCGGCGGCGGGAAGTGCGCCTCCGAGCGGTAGGTCTGCGGGTCATTCGGGTCGAGCGCGGGGAACTGCCCGGGGCGCAGTGCAACCGGGTCGGTCTCCTGCCACACGAGCATCTCAGGCTCTTTGATGGCGATGAGGAGGATGATCAACTCGTTGACGCGCTCAAGGCCCTTGGCGTAGAGAGCCGTCTTCTGGCGCCACTTGTTCATCAGCGGCTGGTACATGATCGACAGCGCGACACCCGAGGTGTTCGAGATCGGCTGCATCTGGCCCAGTGCGCTTTCGGGGACGCCGACCATCTCGTGCATGGAGCGCTTGATGCCCTCGATGTACGTCATCGCCCCGGCCAGGCCGGTGCCGCCGCCTTCGAGGTTGTAGACCTTGGCGTCCTTGTTGGGGATGCCCCAGACCTTGTTGGCGCCCTTCTCCAGGGTGGAGGCCTTGGCGCCGGAGACGATGGTGACCGGTGCGGAGTGGTAGTTGATGATGTCCGCGATGTCGGTCGACACTTCGTTGTAGTGCCTGTTGAGCGACAGGATGTCGTTGCAGTCGGAGAGGCCCCAGGGGGACCCAGCGATCCGCGTGTTGGGGATGTGGACGACTGGGATGGTGCCCATCGGGTTCTCGCGCGAGTCGATCAGTTCGTCGTTGACGTACTCCTCGATCCGGTCATCCGTGATGATCTCGGTGTAGGTGAACACCTGGCGGGTTCCCTCAAGAGAGGTGCCCCAGAAGCGGTACTTCAGCTTGAATCGAATCAGCCGGTCGCGGTCATGGGGGTGGAACTCGGGGAAGCAGAAGCTGGAGTTCAGCGGAAGAACCCGGACACGGCCAGGGTGGAATCGGCCGATGGTGTCCTCGTGCGCCTCTTCGTAGGCGACCTTGATGAAGCAGTCACCTGAAACGGCACCTTGCTGCCCGATCTCCCACATGAGATTGGCCTTGTTGTTGTCCACCTCCCAGACCCTCTTGAGAAGGTCAGGGATGATGGCCTCAGTGGGCTTGGGTGAGGCGAATTGGACGCCCTGACCGAACGTGAAGTTGATCAGGTAGTCGGTGAATGCGCGCACGTAGTTGAACGCGAGCTGCGATTCACCAGTGGGTCGCCGGTAGGAATAATGATGACCCAGGTAAGTACATCGCCCAGTTGAGACTGTAGCGATTTAGGCGCGGGCCATGAACTTCAAACTCCTCATCGGCCAACTCGACGAGGCCGAGGGGGCTGATGGAGACTGTCAGATCGGAGGAGCTAGCTCGGTACGATGCGGGAGAGAAATCAATGGATGACATGCGCGCTCACCTCCAACCCGTCCGTGTCTGAGATAGCACTCAGGGAGGCGCGTAGTGCCCGCACCTCTTCAGCAATCTGCTCTCTACGAGCGTCAGTGAACGGCCAGAGGTCTGACTTGCGGGAGTTGCACGGGCCACAAGCGGGGCGGAGGTTGTCCACTGTGTGGGTTCCGCCTTTCGCTAGTGGCTGCACGTGGTCCCAGACCAAGCGGGCAGGTTGTTCACAGATCCAGCATTTGTGTGAATGCTCTTCAAGAAGCTTCGCGTACTGTTCAGGGGAAATCTGCTCAAACGCGGTCTCAATAATCTTCGCTCGACGCACGTGCGTGAGATTCGCGCGGTAGCGGCGGTACTCCTCGCTGGAGCGGTCAACCGTGGCCCCGTGCGTGGTCATCAAGGCCTTGGCTGTCTCCGTGTGCGCGCAGCCACACGAGGAGGTGTTGCCGGTGACTACTGTCCCAGGGATGCAGAGAAGCTCGCCGCCGCAGTCGCAAAGGAACAGCTGGAAGCACCGCTGACGCCCGTCGCGCCGCGTCTTGAATCCGAAGGTGTCGGTGGCGGTGAGCCGCGCGACCTTGGTTCCGGGGGCGATCAGCTTGGGGAGGCGGTGACCTCGACCGGGAGGCTTCTGGTAGGTGCAGGCGGTGAACAAGGGTCCGTCGAAGGGAGTTGCGCGCATGACACTTAGTCTACGGTGCCCCGGTGACACGGCCTGTGGGTCACAGGCCAGCCTTCCGACGCTCTTCGTTCTTCTTCTCAGATTCAGCGCGGTCCTTGCGCTCTTTGCGGTTCAGCTCTTTGGTCGACTCGACGAACTTGCCCCCGAGCTGCACGTACTTGCTGTGAACCCAGTTGGAGGCGGTGGGTGACGGCCACTTGTCGAACTTGGTCTTCGCCTGGGCGATGAGCATGTCCCACATCTTGGTGTTAGCCGGAATCTGTGCCACGAGTTTGTGCGCGCCTTTCAGAGGGGAGGTGGAGTTATCGCCACACCCCTGCCCCGGAGAAGGGGCACAGGGCAGGAGTGTGGGGTCTCAGAACGATCAGTCGTGGACCGAGGCCGGGTTCATCCGGCGCTGGTTGCCGCCATCGCGGCCGACCTGCTCGTAGCGCACCTCGGCGTAGTCCGAGAACGATCCGTGCGCGAACTCCCCGAGGTACTGCGGCGACTCGACCCAGGCAGCGGAGCCGACGTGGGCGCGCTGCTTCATGGTCTCCTCGGGCCACTTCTCGTAGACGTTGGCGTTGTGGTTCGGGCGACCGGGAGGGGTCATCACGCCCTGGAACACGCCGGTCTGGAAGTCCTGCGGGATGTCGGTGTCGGTCGCCACGCCCTCCTGGAAGCGGAGGGGTCCGCGGTTCATCGGCAGCGAGGGTGCCATCTTCCGCTCGTAGACCGTGCCGACCTTCTCCGGGTACTGAAGAGCGGGCGCGATGGGCGAAGTCATGTCTGCCATTGATTGGCTCCTTCAAGAATGGGTAGGGATTCCCTATAGACGAGGGTGTCTCACACCGAGCGAAACGTCTGCCTAAACCCTTCTGGGAGCACAAACAGCACCCGGGAGCCGCTCAATTCGAGCGACCCCCGGGGCGGGCGTACGTGTCGTAAAAGAACAGACCGCCGTACATCGGTCTCGTGGTCCTGGGGGTGATCAGTCCCCCTCCCCCACTCCAGAGTGTGCGTCTTATCTACGAGAGGCCTTGCTGGGTCTTAATGGCACCTACCCTAGCAGGTGAGATGTCAGCGTGCGTAGAAGAAGTTGTTGCTGGTTTCAACCTGAGGGGCGATGAGATCCTTCGTCAGAGAGGCCGCGAGGGACAGGCTGTCGACGTAGTCGTCGTGGGCGTGGGCCTCGTCGGGGGCCTCGACGGAGAAGTTCGGGCCCTTGAACGTCACCTCGGCGTCGCCCATCTGCTGGACGAAGCGGCGGTAGGTGCGCAGGCGCCTCGACTTGGCGTGCGCTGGCCAGCTGAGCATCTTCCGCTGGATCAGCGCCTGGAGGTGCTTGTACCGGGCCGACTGCTCGCTCGCGCTCGACGTCACTGGGATGACATCAGCCCGCGGGAGTAGCAGCTTGAGACGCTGAGCGACCGCGTCACCGACGCCGTTGGCGTCGACGGCCACTGCCAGGACGTCGTAGTTCGAGAGGAAGTTGACGATCTGGTAGTACTGCTCCTCCCAGTCGTCGCCCTGGATCTCCAGCCAGTTGAGGATCCGGTGCTCGTAGTACCCGAACTCGTCTGGCCGGTCCCAGTCCACCCACATCACGGTGACCACCGTGGAGTCGGACTTTCGCGCCGGGTCAATCCCCACGACACAGGGGCTCGACTGCCAGATCTTCACCGTCTCCATTGTGAGATCGCCCAAGGTGCTGGGGCTGGTGTGGTCGAGCACTGAGGAGGAGACGAACATGCCTCGCTCAAGCAGCCACCGGCAGCAGTTGTGGGACGCGAGCCCTTCCGCCACGTACGTCTTGGTCGAAGTCTTGATGGCCACCACCTCTCGGTCCCCGACGAACTCCACTGAGACGACTGACGGGTGGCGGAAGTCAGTGGCCTTGTGGTCGTGCCTACCGATGGACCCCATATCGTCCACGCGGAACTTGTCCAGAAGGCGCTTCGGGCGGTACTTCCCGAGGAACTGGGCGATGGCTGCGCCTCCGCCCTTGACGCTGACGTGATGGACACCGCTGCGCTCGACGTTGTTGTCGTACTTCCCGTACTGCACCCCCTCACGCGTGAGTACCCCCTCGACGTGAGCCAGCATCGCATTCGGCTTCTGCGCCATCGTCAGGCCGACGACCTGACCGTCGGTACGCCGGGCCAAGGAGCCTTCCCCATCGAACGCCGCCGCGAGATACCCCGCGTCGTAGCTGTCTGCGGTCTCCCAGACGTCTGTCGCCTTGAAGATGCGGTCTGTGGCCACAAGATCAGCCGTGCGCTTCCAGACGGTGCGTCTCCCAGCTGTGGACACCAACCACTGGTGGTCGCCGGAGCAGGTCACTACGGTGTCGTCCGACAGCGTCATCGTGTAGCACGGCAGGATAAGCCTCCCCACGTCTTCCACAACGGCCTCACGGAACTTACGATGTAGCCCCTTTCCGGGCCGCTCTTCGTCGAACCCGACGAGTTTGTCCCCGACCTTGACCTCTCCCGCAGGGACATGCCGGAGGTCGGCAGTGAGGATGCGGGTCTCAGGTGTTGGGCAGTAACTCAAGAGGAACTCGTCGGAGTCCTCACCGATTCGGAGCATCTCCTTCTTGATGAACTTCTCGTAGTTTGGGTTCACCTTGGCGACGTCCTTCCAGTCCCACTGGAAGTGGTTCTGGCGGGCGCGGCGCCCGGTCTGAAGACGTTTGTTCAGCTGAATGGCGCGATAGAAGTTGTTCTTCGTGGTGGTGGGGGTGCCGGTCTTGACGATGGTGGCGTTGTAGTAGGCGCCCATCGGGCTGATCGACTTCGAGACCACGAAGTCATCCGAGTCCTGGGCCTCGTCGATGATGATGATGTGGAACGACTTCGACTCGATCTTCGCCCGCGGGTTGGCGGTCATCATGAGTAGCGTCGAGCCGGACTTGGTGAGCTTCATTCCCTTGGTCACGCCGGGGGTACGCGCGGTGATGTCGTCGATCTCAGGATCCCCGAGGACTTCATTCGCGCGTTCTGAAGTCAGGAAGTTGACGGTACGTCCGTAGAGCGTCTCGGCCATGGTTTCGACGGGGGCGAACATGCCGATCCAGACGCCGTCCTTGAACTTGCCGAGGAGGTCGGGGTACATCGCGGCGAGACGGGGCAGGAGGACCATGAGGGTGGACATGACGAACCCGATGATCTCGCTCTTGCCCGACTGGCGTGCGGCCAGGGCGGTGATCTCGGAGCCGTCGTTGACGAGGATCGACTCGATGACGCGCCGCGCGAATGGGAGTTGGTAGGAGTGGAGGGTTCGTCCTGTGAAGGTTTCTCCGAAGGCCATGATCTTGTCGATGAGCTTGTCGACGAACTCCTGGCTCAGCTCGTCTTCGTTGTCTCCGAAGTCTTCGTCGCTGACGGTGGACTCATCGCCCCAGGCCTCAAGGTCATCCGGATCAATCTCTTCGTATTGAGACTCCAGGTCGTTGTCCGTGTCAAATCCCATAGTGACTTAATGGTCACCTGACCCGGTGCTGACTGTCTGGGTGAACCCCGATCCCCGCTGCTCGGTCCCTGAGCCGGGCAAAAGAAAACTGACCGCCTCCCCTTATCGAGGAAAACGGTCAGTCGTGATGGGTCAAGTCTAGGAGGCCGGGGCCGAAATCACCGGGCCTAACCGAGCCTCTTCAGCGTCCGGTAGACGAGGCTGTGGGCCACCCCGAAGTCGCGGGCGATGGACACGGGGGTCCGACCGCCAATCTTGTTGAGGACGGTCCACAAGTCGTTGCGGGCGGACATCGGCGTCGCGGGAGGCTCGTTCTTGCACCACTCGGAGCAGAAGACCTCGTTGCGGATCACCGCAGGCTTGGCCGACCAGGCGACCGCCCGACGGCAGCCCGCACAGCGCACGGCGAGCCCTTCATCCCAGTTGGCCATCTCAGTTCGCCTCCGATGCTGCGACGAGCAGCGCCTGAGCGACGGCGCTCACGGTTGCCCGGTCCGCGGGGATCCAGTAGCCGCGACCGTACTCCCCGAGCGATGGGATGAAGTCGCGGATCTCGACGACCTTGACTCCGTCGACCTCGACGAAGCGGATGCGGGCCTCAAGGTCGCTCGCCTTCCGAACCGAGGCGAGCAGGTTCTCATTGAGTTCAGTGGTCATGGGTGGTCCTCCTTCTCTAGGTGTGCGCCCTCTGTTGCGGGTTCACTTTCGTACAGACCTCCGGGTTCCAGGTTCGCTCTTGTCGGAGGTGTTGTGTACGATGCCCCGGCTGCACCCAGGACGTTAGCTTCAGGGTGTCACACTTCGCCCACTTGCACAAGGTACTGACAGAAATATCTCACATCTCGGCTGTCGGGGCGGAGTGTCCCACGTGGGGGTGATACCCGGGATGGGTACCCCCCTGTAAGCGCTCGCAGTGGGATCTGGCATGATCACTCGGGTTGGTACACCGATGAAGGGGATGTGAACGTGAGTAGTGACGATATGTGGCTCTCGTCGCCGGAGAATCTGGCCAAGATTCAGGCGTCGAGAGTTGGGGGGCACACCGCCGTCCGATACGCGGTTGATACCGCGCAGCATGTGGGGAAGGTCGCGTGTACGTGCGGCGTCGTGGTGGGCATGGCCTGGGGCGTCGCGCACACGACGTACCTCGCTCTGCTACAGGACGCGTGGCTCAGTCACGGGGCTGCATAGCCGTAAACAGGGAGTGGAGAGCGTAGGCACCCGTACGCGCCTCGTCGAGGTAGGCACGCTCTCCACTCCCCCTCCACATGGAGAACGCACGACCCGTCTCCCCCAGCACCTGCTCGGCCCACATGGGCCGGGCCTCCGCGGGGAGCTTCGAGAGACGGCGCTTCAGCTTGATCGCCGCAGGGGTGGGCATCTCCCGCTCTCCCCTGAGGTTGAAGTAGAACCAGAGCACCACCAGGTTGCTGACCACGAGGGCGGCGATGACGGACGCGAAGATGTAGATCACCAGATCTCCTCGGTGAGCGTGACGCCGTTGTCCTTGGTGACGCGAGCACCCATCGAGGTGAGGAGGGCGTCCTCCTCGTGCCTCGACTTCCCGACCCATGCCCCGACGGCCAGAGCGGCCTGGCTGAACGGCGCCCGGATCACCACACACTTCCCCAGTCGGTAGGGTCGGTCGGTCTCCACCGTCTTGTCGACGTGAAACAGCGGCGGCTTGTCCAGGTGCCAGTAGAGCTTCTGGGCGTAGAACGGCCCGAGTTCCGTGATGTGTGCCATCTGAGATTCCTTCTTATGTGCCGGTGAGCTTCTGAGACGTGAGCTTGGCCCGCTTTCGGCCGGTGCCACCGAGGTTCCCGGGGCGGTAGTTCTGCACCTTGCGCCGACGAGCGGTCGCGCTCTGGGATCCGGTGAGGCCGTCGTTGAGGATCTGGCCCGTGCGGGTGGCTCGGTAGAGCGCCTCGCGCGCGTCCTCGGTGAGATCTGAGACGTCAGCGACGCCGCGGGGAAGCTTGTCGAGGTGCTGGAGGATGAAACGACCGGGCGAGTAGGACGCCCGGAAGTTGTTCCACATCGCCTGGTTGACGTTGTAGTAGTTGTAGTACGTGCCATCGCGGAAGACGATGGTCAGAGTCTGGCTGGTGTGGTCATAGCCCGCGGCCACCGTGCGGGGGCGCGTCGGGTCCGTGGTTGATGTCGGGATCTGGGTGACCGCGGTGGGCTCTCCGGACTGACCGTTGGGTCCGCCGTAGGGGCTCGGCTGGTTCGCGTAGTTGGTGTACGTCCAGCCCTGAGCGGGGCCCCGGCCCGGGAGACTGGCGTCGTCCTCGACCAGGTACTGGCCCGCCGACATCGGCGCCGACGGGTCGTCCCCGAAGACCGCAATCGCCTCGTAGTGCTCCTTCCGGCTGCCCACGGGAGGGATCGCCGAGAAGGGTGTGCCGAACGGGTTGTGGGGGCTGTAGGTGGGGTTGGTCGAGCTGGGCTCGACGATCTTGCGGGCACCGAGGTAGGCGGCGTTGTCGACGTTGTAGTCCGCGACCCGTCGGGCCTCGGAGTTGTAATGCTGGAAGTCCGCGGCAGTGAACGAGCGGTTGGCTGACGGGTCCTGGAGGTTGGCTCGGACCACACTCGGGTCAGGGGGCTGGTAGGGCATCGACTACTCGCATTCGTGGCTGTCGAGGTGGGTCTCCCGGATGATCACGTCACACGTGTTGCAGCGGAACCATTTGACCTCCCGGAACCCGTTCTGCGCGGTGCTTCCAGGCGGGGTCAGGCCACCGCCGTCGTCGATCCCCTCCGGGTCCTGGACGAGTGCCCCGCGGGCGGTGACGCTGGGGGCGAAGATCGAACGCGCATCGTAGGCCCGCGCCGGGATGGCGTGAGCCTGCTCAGCCGCGTACCGACGGATCCTCACTCGCCCTCGTCAGCCTTCCGGCGGCGCGTCCGGCGCGGCGTGTCCTTCACCTCGAACTCGGCGGCGTCAGCCGCCTCTTCGACGGGTGCTGGGGTGACGTACTCGGTGCCCCGGTAGGCGCTGGGGAGGTGCCGCGCGCAGTAGGGCTGGTCGTCGACTCCGGTGGTCTTGAAGACGAGGCTGGCCTCGCCGCCACAGTTAATGCACTGCATCTAGTGGTTCCTTTCGGTCTACACACCGACAATGCCTCAGACCCTGGCGTGTGTCAGCGTGAAGCCGATGGCACCCCGATGGGGTGTCCGGTGACTAGGTGTGGAAGGGAACTACACGGGCGAGATTCGTTATGATGACACCCTGATTGGCGTGCTAGGGTTACCTCATTCCGCTACTCCCTGGAGGACAACGACGTGAGCAATGGTGACAAGATTCTGATGGTCCGCAGGTACCCCGGCGAGGGGTTCGTGTACGTCGAGGTGGATCCTGTTGAGGGTCCGGACGACGAGGTCGCCCTGAGCGGCGAGTACCAGGTCTTCGACCACATCGACGCCGCCATCGAGGCCGCGGCCTTCGAGGACCCCATGGAGGTCTGGGCCCACCCCGAGTGCTACGAGAGGCAGGACTGGCGCAGCTGCGCCAGCTTCCTCTGGGACCGCGACGCTGACAGCGAAGAGTGGGGCACCCTCAACTGGTAGTCCATCCAAGGCCAACCGGCCCCGTCCTGAGTCGTTCCTGACGGGTACGGTGACGAAGAAGACCCGCTAGAGAGTTCCAGTCAGCCCTCTCTAGCGGGTCTTCTTTGCTGTCAGGCGCCTTCGTCGGTGTCCGTCAACCAGTCCGGCAGACCCTGGAGCAGAAGGGACCGCTCCGGGTCGTCTAGGTGGATGACGGCGTTGTGGCGCCGGATCACGGAGCGCTGAGACCAGACGGCCTCCTCCAGCGCGTCACGCTGGGCGTTGAGGGCACGGACCATCTTGCGGGTCCTACGGCTCGATAGACCGCCACCAACGATGATGGTGGACACGGTGGTCGCAAATGAGGTGGCTAGGGTGGGCCAGTCCATCGACGTACCCCTCCCTAGTTCTCGCGGTCAGACCACGCCCATGCTGTCGCCAGTGACAGGGGAAGGACCACCGCCAGGATCAGCGATGGACCCACCAGGGACACTGGGGGTTTGGTTTCCAACGACCATGCCATGAGAAGCCCGCCCCAGACTAGCCAAGAGGCAAACGAAAGAACTGCGAGCCACATGGCCACCAGCGGTGTCGTCCGCTGGATTGCCGCGCCGATGGCCAAACCGACGGCGCAGACGAGATTGACGATGACCCAGTAGCGGTCGTCTACGTGCCCGTAGAGACCCACCAGCTGGGGTTCCGACGGATAAGGGACCACGGGGGTCACCCGGCCCGCCATGACGAGGATAGCGACGGCGATGTGAGCCAGCGCGAGAAGTGCCGTCATCGCGAGCAACAGCTTCTCATGGCGACTCACCGAACTCACCCAGTCCGTGAGTGAGCGGACCGGTGGTGCGGTGCCGTTTTGTGTGTCCAACAACCTGCCACTCCTCGGGCCGAAGTTACCTCTCAGATAAGTGTGGTGTGCTTGGCGCGCGGCGTCTCATCAAACATCTGCGTCTGAGATCTCAGGGCATGGAAAAGGCCCCGTGTTCGCGGGAGCCGGGGCAACGCTTCCCTGGATTAACGTGCTCTATGGCACTCTGTGGCGATAACAGAACGGTATTCCTCGGACACCGTCCTTGACTCGGTCAACTACCGCGTTCCGGTGGAGGATTCTCCCGCTGCGCCGCGCCCCGTGGACGGGTACCCGACGAAGGGAACCTGCGGGGTCCAGTCACCGTACCGGTCGGATCTCAGGAGCCTCTTGCGGGCGGTCCACTTCTCAGACTTCTGCTGCTTGGGACGAGGGTTCCCCGCCCGAAACTCGCTGCTGCGCGTCATCAGATCAGCTTGTGCTGCCTGGCGCCCCTGGTGGCACTACCCGAGTGGGCGGGCGGCACCAGGCCTGGCTTCTCGTCAGAGGCCTGCACCCCGGTGTCGGAGTTGAGCCTGGCGGAGATCTGGTCAATCCCGGCGCCGAGGGCCTTTCCCGCCGGAGCCTTCCGCGCGGCCCTAGGAGCGGCCTTGGGGGCTGCGGGCGCCCCTGCCGCGGTAGCTGGAGCAGCAGCCGCCGGAGCAGCCGCAGCGGGCTTCTCAGGGGCTCCCACGGGGATCACGGCCTGGCCCGCCGGGGGACGGGTGGCGGTCTCCTCGACGAGTGCCTTGGAGGCGTCGCGGAGACTGAAGGCCGTCGAGTGGCTGCCGTCGGCGCCCATACTCTGGGAGAAGTCGTTCAGGCCGTTCTTCTGGGCAGCACGCATGTTGAGACGCGTCTCAGATCCGCGCATCTTCTCCATGTCGAAGGTGTTCGTGTGCTGCGCCTGCATGAACTCCATACTGCGACCGTGCTCCTGACCGGCGAGCCAGTCATGTGACTGGACGGCCCACTGATCTCGGGCGGCTTGGTGCGCCTCTTTCTGCCCTCTCTTACGCGCTCCGCTCACCTTGTCGAGGGTCGCGGAGAAAGGGTTGCTGAGGAAATCGGGAACAGACATCGAACTCGTCTTTCAGTCGTTGTTGAGGAGGAATGCTTTGAGGAGGAAGACGTCCTTCTCGATGGCCCCGTAGTCAAGGGTCTCGTGGATTTCTTCCTCTGTCTGGGGAAGAGGCTGCGGCTCCCTCGATTCGGGCGCGCCGAAGGGGTACCGGAGAAACTGTTCTGAGATGTTCATCAGCTGCTCTTCCATGTCGGGGCCACATAGGTGACCGGGGTCCAGTCCCAGGAGTACGTGGCGCGGATCTTGAAGTTCGTGCCGCCGGAGTAGATCGAGTAGCGTGCGGATCCGCTGTCGTACATGGCCACCGAGCGCGACGTGTTGGTCGGGCTCAGTAGCCAATCCCCGTAGCGCGCGTCGGCCAGCGTCATCCACCCCGAGGAGCCGACGGCGAGACCGGATGGGGAGCTGGTGGTGCCGCTGAGCTTCTCCGGGGCGGTGGTGCCGGAGCCTGGGGCCACCGGAGAGACGTACCAACCAATCGCCTGGGCGGCGCTGGTACCGCCCGACTCGCGTACCGCGTAGGCCTCGAACTTGGTGCAGGTGGCGTGCGCGTAGCGGCCAGAGCGGTCAGTGCCGTAGGCGTCGACCGCCGACCGCATGGCGGCCTTGTCGAAGCCCGCCACCCCGGTGTACGCACCGTAGGAGGCCGTGTAGTAGCCCTGCGCCAGACGAGTGCCGAGGTAGTCCCAGCCGTCGGCGGAGCGCCATGAGCCGGTGCTAGAGGCGTTGAACGTGAAGGCAGCACTACCCACGTCGGTCTGCGCCGGGCGGCCTGTGGTGACCGTGATGGTGTTGCCGGTTCGCGTCGGGGTGGTCGGGTGGTTCGAGTGGGCGGTGACGGTGAAGTTGTACGTGCTGTTCGCGCTGAGACCCCACGTCTGGGTGACCGCTGCCCCTGCCGTACCTGTCGAGGTCGTGGTGAGGGTGTTCCCGGTCTCTGTGCATTTCACCACGAAGTGGCTGATGTTGGCCTGATCGGTGATCGAGAGGGTCACCGACGTGTGGCTCAGTGCCGTCACGGTCTGGGCGGGCACCGCCGGGGTCGGCTGGTACACCGTCCTGGCGACGCTCGCTGAGTCAGACGCCAGGTAGTTGCCAGATCCGAGGTACCGGACCCGGAGGGTGCGTGCGCCTAGCCTGGCCGCGGGCGGCGTCCAGGAGATGGAGTAGGCACCGCTTGCGAGCGTGGCTGAGGCGAGGGTGACCCAGGTGCCGCTGTCGTCGACCTGAAGCGCGGCGGTCCCCGGGGCGGTTCCGGTCAGCGTCGGCGTGACGGTCCCGGCCACGACGTACGCCTCACCGATCACCGCGAACGACGGCCACGACGTCACTGAGACCGAGGTGGAGGTGTTGACCGTGATCGCGGAGGTGTTCGCCTGAGATGCCAGCCAGTAGCCGTCCGTGACGACCTTGACGGTGAGCGTGTAGGAGCCCGGTGCGGTCGGGGACCACGAGAACGAGTAGTTGCCCCCCGAGGTCGACGCGGTGAGGAGCTTGGTGGCGCCGTTGTACAGCTCGACTGAGAGGACATCTGAGACGAGATCCCCGGTGAGAGCATCCTTGACGCTGCCGGTGACGGCCACCGGGCCGTTGGTGACTGACGCGGGCGCGGAGGCGGTGACCACCGTGTCGCGGGTGGGATCGTAGGTGTAGAACTGGCTCCATGCCCCGGCGTTCTGTACCCACGCCTTCTGAACGCGGCGGAAGGAACCTCCGTCGAGGACGCGGAGGTCGCGGGTCTCAGCCCATTGGTCCGAGGTGTTCTTGGTGTACATCGTCATGAGGGGACCTCAGTACTGCGCGACGATGGTGCCGACCGGGTAGCTCGCGGCGCTTGGTAGAGCCGATCCGAGCGTCTGCATGACCACCTTCGCGTAGACCCCGTCATGGTTGTGGTCCCCTCGCGCGACGGTGGTCGCGGTGCCGTTGTTGCCGCCCGAGGCGGTCAGGTTGGCAGACAGGGTCCGGTTGGCGGAGAGGTCCCCACCGCCGGTCAGGCCGCTGCCTGCGGTGATGGTGCGAACCGAGGCAGCAGCACCCAGCGTGGCGAGCGTCGGGAGGGTGTGGACGTGATCGGCGCGGGCCGCTGTTGCCGCCGTACCCACCGCCGCCGTACCCAGCGCTGCCGGGGCAGTGGTCGCGAGTGCAGCCTTCCCGTCCAACGCTGCCTGGAGGCCGGTGACCTCAGCTACGGCGTGCGTGTGGCTGGAGGTGGCCTTCCCGTCCAACGCGGTCTGAAGACCCGTCACGTTGGCGATGGTGTGCGTGTGGCTGGCCGCTGCCTTGCCGTCCAGAGCCGCCTGGAGGCCCGTGACGTCCACGATGGCGTGACTGTGCCCCTGGTAGCTGGCAGCCGCCAGACGGGCCGCTACAGAGCTGTACGCGCCTGCTGGGGCGACGCCGAGGGTCTCCTGCACGGCCTTGATGGCGTCGTTGACGTTCTGGTGCAGCGTGGCGTGGGCAACGCTCGTGTCGTTCATCGGCGTCGCAGCCTGCGGCTTCGTGGTCAGCCAGGTGTCAACAGAAGTCGGGTAGGTAGATGCCACTGAGAGCGCCTTTCAGGAGACTACTGACAGAGTCCCCCACTAAGGCACTCGACGTCAGGACATACCCCTCCCCAAACGCCCGAAGGGCGTTCCGAAACGACCTTCTTGAGTACTGACACCACACACCCGGGAATGCCAAACGGCACGCCCCCATGGGAAAGGGACGTGCCGCCTGGGTGTTCTCAGACTACTGGACCTCGGCCTCTTCAGCATCAGCCTGGGACGGGTAAGCGCGGACCTTCGCAGCGACCCCCTCGCCGTCAGCCGTCCGCTCGAAGTCGGCCTCGACGTACATGACCTCGGGGTCATCGAACGCCTTGAGCAGTCTGGCTGTCCAGTCGACGACGAGATAGTTCTCCTCGGCCTGCTTGGCGTACCTGCGCCAACTGCGGATGGCCATGGCGCCGACCAGGAGCCAGAGAATACAGGCCAGCAGACCCCAGAAGAGGCTCAGCTGCCCGACGACCATCAGGATCGCCACGTTCGCGATGATGACGCCGGTCATCGCGACCAGCCAGTACGTCAGATCAGGTCGCTTCATGACTTGAACTCCAGCTTCCCGAGCATGTTGTTGGCCATGAGCTTCGCCAGGTTCCCGTACTTGTTGTGGCTGGAGTTCTCGACCATCCACACGTCGTACTTGGAAAGCCACATCACCTCCACCCGGGAGCCGGTGGTGAAGGAGAGGATCCGCGGGCTCTTGTCGTTCTCGTCCAACGGGTGGGAGAGCTCCTTCTCCGTGAACCGACGGAGCTTCGAGGAGCCCTTGTCCTGCTCGATGTTCTGCCGGGCCCCCTCAGAAGCGAAGAAAGCCCACGTGCCGTCTGAGAGAAGGTGAAGGTACACGAAGGGCGTGCCCGCGGGGATCGTGGCGCCGTCGGGAACCTCGTGCCATTCCCTGAAGTTGGGGAAGGACTCGGGGTACAGGGGGAGGACCGGGGTCTCGTCTCTCATCCGCGGGGCCCCTTCTTCAGGCCACGACGCTCTCGCGCGGCTTCCCTCTCCTTCTCCTTCTTCCGGTTGTCGAACCAGTCGAGGATCAGGGCGCCGAGGAGCAGGAGCCCCACCAGGAGGACAGGGCCCCAGATGGGCGCGAAGACCCACCACCAGGACCAGGTGATGATCTCGAAGGCCCGGAGGAGGACGAAGATGATGGTCAGCAGACCCAGGAAGTTGGTGCCCCGGTAGGTAACGGACGGGCTCATCGGCGGGGTCCCTTCTTGGTGAACAGGGCCGCGAAAAACGCCCTGCGAGAGTGCTTGAACATTGACTTTCTCCGATCTTCTTTTCCTTGCCGCAGCATCTCCGCGGCCACTTGCATTGCGTAGTCGTAGTAGGCCTTCTGCTTGACGGGGTCACGGGACAAGAGGTACTCGTCCCGGCCCCTCGCACAGCCGATCTCGTGGTTGGGAGTGTCCGGGAGGTACCCACAATCCGGGCACGTCATTCCGGCACCCCGGGGAAGAGATGCGGGAAGCCCCAGGGCTCCTGCGACTCGATGAGCACCGCTCCCCCGCCGATCCTCCGGAAGTCAGGACTGCGCTCCATGTCGTAGGGCCCGATGGCATCCTCCGGGATCTTCCAGTCCTCCTCGGTGTAGTACTTCCCCGATGGCTTGAAGAGGGTGGCCCTGACGTAGGTGCGCTCGGTGCCCACCTTCTTCACCTGGTCCAGAACCTCCGACAGGAGACAGAACATCTCCATCTCTGGGGTGCCTTGTCTCTTGTCGGCCGGGAGGGCGAGTAGACGCTCCCGGGAGAGGCGTATGAGGGAGTGCCAGTGCGACTTCTCCCCCTCAGCGAGCTTGAGGAGGTCGTTATCCATGGGGGTCCTCCAGACGCTCTGAGATCTCGCAGGTGGCTGACGGCTTGCCGTTGGAGACCCCCCACATGATGTCGATCCCGAGGCCCCGCTTTTCCAGCTCAGCGTCGACCATCTCGACCATGGCGGTCATGAGGTCGAACCACCTGTTGGTGGCCGCGGTCTCCCGGACCTGTTCCCGCAGCTGGTCGACCTCGTCGGAGTCGTCCAGGAGGGCGATCATCTCAGCGTCGCTGATCCATCCTGGGTCAGCCAGCTCCCGCAGCTCGTCGCGGACCTCCTGGGTCAGGCGACTCACTGGGGCACCACAGGGGTGAGGGACCAGGAGACCAACGCACTGGCGAGGACGTTGTCGTACCCGCCGCGACGCATCAGCAACCACCTGCTGCCCTCCGTGTAGAGGTACCCCTCCTCGTAGACGTAGTCGTAGTCGTTCGAGTTCACCTTGATGTTGTAGATCTTGGAGCCCAGCTCGGTGGGGAGGATGGGGTTCTTGGCGAAGTACTGCTCACCAAACGTTGCGGAAGGGACCATGAACGGCGCGGCGCTGCGGACGACCACCCACTCGCCGGTGGCCCGGCTCACGCGTGCGAAGTGGCCAGCGGGCATCTCGTCCCCGGGGAGCACCTCCCACCAGTCGGCCAGGTTGAACGTCTCGTCGGGGAGGACGGTGTTGTTGGGCATGAGCTTCCTTTCAGGAGTTGGTCGGGGCGGTGTCGAGACGGAGATCCCGGCCCAGGTTGAGGCCGGTCACAGTGCGGCGGAAGGTGCCCCCGCCGAGTTCCCTGTCCAACTCGCGGCAGAGCAGAGGCCCCGCGCCGGACGGAACGTACCCGAGGGTCAGGTGCGGTCGGTACGGGTGGAACGTGTTGATGTGCGGGAGAGCAGAGAGCAGCCCGTGCGCCTTCTCCACCGACGTGACGGTGTACCCGTAGACCCTGGCGATGAGCACGTCGTACTCGGATCCGGGGAAGAAGTCGAACCCACGGAGCGTCACCTCTTCCGGCTCGCGCCACTCCTTGAGGGCGTTGTTCACTTTCTCCTCTTGGAGGTACGCCGGGGTGAGAAGCCCGTAGAGGAGGGTGATGTGCGGTTCAGTCTCCCGCCCGTTCACCTTGTCGTTGCTGAACCACAGGGACTTCGGGATGACCTCGTCGACCTTGGTCAGCGGCTCACAGCCCAACATGACGCAGCCGAGGTTGTCGGTGTCGTAGGTGATCGTTTCGATCATGGTTTGTCCTTTCAGAATGTGATGGGGTCGGTGACGGGCCTTGGTCAACGGATCAGGGATCGAATGTCTTGGATCTTGGTGATCTCAAGGCACCACTGGAAACCGCTGGCCGGAGAGCCCAGCACCAGGCGGGCTTTCTCTATGGCCTCCCAGCGCGTCGACGCTATGACGGTGAGGGGCTTCTTCTCGGACGAAGGGTCCTCCCCGATGCGGGCGGCCACGTAGGTGATCTCGAAGACGTAGTCGTTCGCCTCTACCCAGGGTCCTTGGGGAAAGGTGCTCATGAGATCCACCTCAGGCAGTCGACGCGCTCGTGGAGTGCCTTGGCCTTCCTGGCAGCCTTGGCGCTCGGCTTCGGGAAGCCGTACCGGCAGCGGGAGCATGTGACGGTCGCCCCGCCCGAGGCGTGGTGCAGGATGTGGACCCCGGGGCTGACGTCACCCGTCAGCTGGACCCGGTTGGTGGCACGGACGGCCAGGTTCTCGGGTGCCCTGCGCCGGGCCAGGTTCTCGGGTGCCCTGCGCCGGGCCACGAGCGCCACATGGCATGACCTTCCGCAGGTGCTCCGCAGGCTCCAGTTGTTGGTGCTCTCCCCCTCACGCCTGGACATCGTCTGGCCGCAGTTCTTGCACGGCTTCTCCGTCGTGGGCGTCCGCTCACGCAGGGGCAGGGTGCCCACCCGCATACCGAGCGCCCCCTGGTGCTGCCGGTAGAGCCAGGTCTTGAGACCGGACCAGGTGAGCCCGACGCCGTCCGCGACGTCCTCGCGGTAGATGGCCGACTCCAGCAGGTCCTCGATCTGAGCGATGCGTTCGGCGGGGTCGACCACCGACTTCCGCGAGGAGGTGCGCCTGACGCGTTCGATGACGGGTGCCCCAGGGGACTCCATGACGGCGGTCACTCGATCCCCCGCTTCTCACGCCGCGAGATCTCCCGCTCGATGAACCAGACGGCCTTCTTGAGGTCCTCCTTCGAGTCCCACTTGCCGCCCCACGAGACCCGCCACAGGTAGCGCATCGCGTTGCCCAGGTTCAGGAAGGGGTTGTCCTCGATCACGTCGATGCACTCGATCCCCTTCGGGTGCTGGTTGTAGTGCGGCGGGTGGTTGACCATGTCCACCGACTGGGTGCTCTCAGCAACCTCGACCAGGGGGTTCTCCGGAATCAGGGCCTCCGCGGCGATCTCCGCGAGGTCCTTCTTCGTCGCAAGGATTCGGGTGCAGTTGCCGCACTGGGACTCCGCCAGGATCAGGCGCGTGCTGGCGCCGTAGCCCAGGTACCTGCCGCAGAGTGAGTACCCGGTGCTTTCGCGGTAGTGCGCCCTAGAAAAGGACCCCGTCCGGAACCAACCGACATCCGCGGCCATCAGAGCCCCTCCTTCCAGTCAGCGAAGAGCTGCCGGACCGCGGAGCGTGGGCGTGGGCCCGCGTAGCTCGTCCCGTTCCCGTCGGCGTCGATGAAGGTCAGCGTGGGGACCTGCTGCACCATGTGCAGTGCGGCCAGGGCGCCGCCCTCCTCCGAGTCGACGTTGAGCACCTCCAGCTCCACACCAGCGGTCTCCGCCTCCTTGGAGACGAGGGGCAGGTAGATCTTGCAGGGCTGGCACCAGGGCGCCGAGAAGTAGAGGACTGCGGGCTCAGACATGCTTGCCTCCGTGCAGTACACCGCGCGTGGCGTTGTAGGCGACCTTCGCCTCGATGACCTCGGCCAGGTCCGTGATGCCCACCATCGAGCAGAAGTCGATGGCCCGGATGATCACGTCTGCGATCTCACTGGTCAGGCCCACCGGCTTGTGGCCGACCCCCGCCACCGAGTTGGCGAACGACTCGACGGCGTTGACACCGTAGTCGCGGACCTCCTCGATGGCCTCAGCCACCTCGGTGGTGATGAGGCCCAGCTTGGCGACCATGTGGTCCACACGCCCATCGGGGTCGGTCTCGGTGGCGTCGTAGCGGTCCCACCACCCGTTGGCCTTGTTGACCGCGGCCATCTCCTCGGCCAGCTGCGTGATGCTCTTGCTCACTTGTTCTCCTCGTTGATCGTGCTGACGCGGCGGGAGACGCCCGCGGCGCCCCGGCGGTGCCGGTCGGTGTGTGTGATGTAGCCCAGACGCCGCAGCTCACCGCAGCGCTTCCAGTAGCAGGCCTTGAGCAGACCGGCCTCCGTCGCGGCCTCCTCGTCGGTCAGCCCCTCCGGGTGCGCCAGGAAGGCCTCCAGCAGCGCCATCCGCTGGGACGGTGCCCGGTTGGAGACGTTGACGGCCCCCTCGGCACTGGTGGCCTCCCCGTCGATGCGGGCCCGTGCCCGGACCAGGGTGTCCTCGTCGAACAGCGCAGGCTGGCTCACAGGGGGCCGTCCTGTCCGTCGAAGTCGTCCTCGAAGTCGTCCTCGAAGTCGTCCTCCTCGGTGAAACCCGCCAGGGCGGCGCCAAGGGCGAGGACCAGCTCACGGACGTTGTCGACGGTCTCCTGGCTGATGTCGATGCCGTCCCCGGGGTTCACTCGACCACCTCGGCGCCCGCACCGGACAGGAAGTCCATCAGGTCGTTCATGGCCTTCCGGAAGTCCTCGTCGCTCATCAGCTCGGGGGTCACCGGCTCGGGGTTCTCCGCCACCAGCCGCTTCATCACCTCGTTCTGGGCCTGAAGTTCACGTGGTGTGGTGGGCAGCTCACCCAATGCTGTCGGATCCATGAGGTTCTCCTTCTCTGACACCCCATACTCAGGGCCCTCGTGGCATCCCGGGTCGGTGTCATGGGAACAGACTATATGGGTGCCACCGACACTTCTGATGACCGGTCCACATGCCAGCCCCGCCACCCGCTGGACCACTGCCTGAAACCGCTGTGACTGAGACAGTTACGCAAGTACACCGCTGACGAGCCACTCAACCGGGCAGTCATAAGGCTGTCGAGCCGTTCATAACTCGGGCGGGGCC